CTCAGGAGTTTGGCGAACGATACGACGATTAATCTTTTTTCGTTTAGATGGTTTTCGTGTGTTCGCCATGACAAAAATTATCGCTTACTGATTAAGACAAACAGATCATCGACACGCTGTTCAAGTCTTGTAATTTGATCCTTCATGCTTGTGCCTGAGTTCGGCTTTAGTTCTGCTAAATAGGATTTAATAACCCAACGCAGACCCATGAACAAACTGCCTGTTACGGCGCATACGCCAGAAGCGATAGCGACCCAATCGTTTGGCGTCATTTCGCATTGATTCCGTAATCAGCCTCTTTGCCTGACTTTGGATCAAGAGCTTTAGCAATAGGTGCTACAACTGCTCCAAGCAATGTTGCATAAGCTGGATGGATGTCAGCAACAATGGCTAATGCCACAGTAATACCGGAAGCAGCCACAGCTCTTAAATATGACTTAATTGCTGCCTTGTGTTTGTTTGATAGTTTCATGCTTTGCCTCCTAGTAGTGGTATGTGAAAGAAATCTGAATTCTTATCTTGATTTTTCTTGAAACTTACATGGATGTGATGGTTATGTGGGTTGCCTCGATATTTGCGCCAACGCCATCCAAGAATCGGTGAAGCAATTTTTGACTGATGAATTACATAACTGATGCGACCATTGGATTTCCCGTATGATCGAATTTGATCTGCCAAATATGCTGAAAGCCCTTTGTCGTCAGAAAGCCGAGCGTCAATATCAATTGCTCGCACACATCCTGTTGCGTCTGGGTTGTGATCGCTTTTTCGTGTGCTATGTCTAGCATCACCAATCCATCCATCAGATTTACGGCTACGCTCTGGGAAGGAATCATCGATCTGCTCACGCAACTGCACAGCTGCTTTAGATAACCAAGGTTTCATTACAAACCTAGTGCTTGCAAATCCTCAACAGTTAAACCAAGGGCAGCAAGTTTAGCTTGTGCTGATGCTTTGGCTAGTGCCTTCGTTTCGGCTTCAGCTGCTTGCGCTTCATATCTTTCTTTTAATGCTTTATGTTCAGCCAATTCAGCAGCGTTCATTTCTCTGGTTTCAATTTCACCGGTTTTGGTGTTATGAAATGTTATTGTAGGTTTTGGCATTTTATTTGACTCCATATACTTTGACAGTTCCGGCACTAAATGATGCAGCACCAGTTACAAATTGCACCTGTGTTATTGCTGCGGGCGTTGCGCTATTTGCTCCAAAGAATGCTCTAAATCGATAAGTTTCTGAATCATCCCTGAATGCTATTTGACCTTGATAACTTTTCATTCCAGCAGTTCCTTCGTAATCAAAAAATCTTAAATAACCAAATAAGTATTGATTGTTAGCATCGGTTAATGCTACTCCTGCTGTTCCAATACCATTTTGATTATTTTGATTTTCAACGCTTGCTCCACCACTTGCTTGATACAAGAAAACAGAATTGTAACCGGATGAAACTGTGTTATATCTAATTTCTAAACCTTGAGATGCGCTTGGTAAATAAACACCAGTAAATTGCAAAACTAAATCGACATAACCACTGCCAACTGAAATGGTGGTGGTTGCTGATGATAAAGTTGTAGTTGATAATAGTGTCATTCCCCCGCCACTAGCTGCAGTTTTCCACTCAGGTGCAGTTGCGCCGGAATTGACAGTCAAAACCTGCCCAGCCGTTCCTATTGCTAATCTACCTAGTGTGTCAGCAGCTGTTCCATAAACTAAATCTCCAGCAGCATCAATGACTGTGTTTTGAGTATCTGCTACATATTTTAATCCAGTTGTTTCGCCACTTGCTGCAACCAATCTATAATTATCAGTTCCAACTGCAAGTCTTGCTGGAGTATCAGCAGCAGATGCAGCAATCAAATCTCCTTTAGCATCAACAATTGCATTCTGAATTGCATTAGCATCATCTGATGTTACCCATTTGAAATCCATATCAGTATTGGAATTCTTTGCCAATACCTGATCGGTTGTTCCACCCTTAAGATCAACCAAAGATGTATCAATGGCTGAACCAAGAGTTCGAATAGCAGCTGCGCCATCCTTAACCAGATCTGTGTCGTCCGGTGTTTCCCAATTAAAATTCGTTGTGTTTGCCATATTAGGCTACTGCTCCAATCGCATTTTCCCATGTTAGTATAGCGGATAAAGTGTTCCATGCCTCTGAGGCTGATACTTGCTCCCATTGAACTGCTACTGTGGAGAATTCGATCGGGCTTAGATTTATGGTTAAAAATAATTCGTTGAATCTAGTGCTCCAACGCCAGCCTTCCACATAACCCTCAAACTGTTGAGTTGGGGCTATCTGAACCGGCAAGTCTGTTATTCGCATTGGCTGACCAATAAAGATTCCAAGTAAGGCATCTCGATCTGCATCATCAATGGCTGAGTTAGTCAATGGAAATGTAATGCTGTCAAATAAGGCTCTTGGATAGGATCTAAGCGCAATAAAGCGATCAGCCACAGCTTGAGCATCAATAGCATCATGCAAGACTGTGTTAATAGTTTCACCTCGGTAACCAAAAGTTGCAATGCTGTCTAAATCTATGGTGCTGACTTGTGAACCAAAATTGTTGCCGTAATTAAGGATTATGTCATTGCGAACATCTGCGCCCCTAGTTAAAACTTTCAATCCTGCCCCAAAGGCTGTATTGGCTGAAATCTCGGTGTAGCCATTGTTGGCAAGGTAATTCTGTCTGTGTAGGGCATCTGCATATCCAATGCGACCTTCGCTGTCCTCATACAAAACACCAAATGCGCTATCAGCAATAAGGGTTGCGATGTTATAGACAGTATCTGGGTTAGCCCCTCGATTTGTTATCTCATAAACTCCTGGACGATCAATTTCACCAAGTCCTAAATTCTCAGCATTTGCCCAAGTAATTGTTGGATCATAACCTGACCAAGTTTCTGATGCTGGCACTTCATTCCAGTTGTTTAGGAATAGATCAGCAAGCAATTCATATATTTGATCGCCGTCATCATCTCGAGCCAATGTTCCGTCATAAATAACTTTTGGCAACTTAGCCAATGAACCTAAAGCAATAATCGTATAACTAAAAGTTTCGGCAATACTACTAGCTGATGCAACTTCGGTTGTAATGTCGGTAATGTTGCCACCAAATAAAGTCTTAAAAGCGTTAGTGCTGTCTTTTACTTGTAAAGCTATTCCGTCATTGATTTGGAAATTGTAATTTTCATTGTTCAAAGCCACCAATGTAATTTGCAAATATGATGGGGTTGGTTGGGCATAAATATCCTCACGACCTGCCTGATGGGCTATATCAGAAATGGCAACATCGGTGTATTCAACACCATTAATGCTTAACTTATATTCAGGCGTAAAAACTGACATTATCTCGCTCTAGTGATGCCGCTATTGTAAAGCTGTGGAACTGATCTTGATGAACTCTGATTAATAACCTTAGCAACGGCTCTTGCAGCACCTTCGGAATCTACTGCTTGAACTGTGATGTTATTAACTGTTGTGCCAGCCCTTGCAGCACCGGCTGCTAATTGAGCAGCGGTAGCAGGTTGAGCATTAGCCACAGTTGAAGCAGCCTGACCAAATGGAGTTCCAACAGAAGTTGATGCGCCTATGGTGCTGATGTTTGGCAAAACAGGGATTGCATTGTATGCATTGATTAGCCTGTTGATTCCTGAAATAGCATTATCAACAGCTGTTTGAATTGCAGATATAACTTTGCCAATGATGTCGGTAATGCCACCCGCAATAACTCCAATGGTCTTTAATGCTGCGCCTAAGCCAGTTACTAAAATTGGAATAACAACATCAGTTACAAACTTGCCAAATGCATCAAATGCCTCTTGGTTATCTTTAATGGCTTGTTTAATTGGATCAAAGTATGTTGCAAATTCTTGCAATTTAGGCACTACCTGATTGACAATTAAATCAACAAACCTTTCAATAAATGGCAATAAACGATAACCAATTTCCTCTTTGGCTTCCTCAAATGCTTGTTTCAATCGATCAATTCTGCCTTGAAATGTTTCGGCATTTGCAGCTGCTGCGCCACCATAAAGGTTAGTTAATACTTTGGTGGTTTCAGTAAAATCCATTGCTTTAGCATCGGCTTGTGTGATACCAATACCAAGCCTGACTAATCTTGTATCTTGTCCTTCATAGGCTTTTGATAATGCTTCAACTACTGTGCCAAGCTCTTTTCCAGTTCCTTTTGATATATCAATTGCAAGGTTAAGTAGTTTTTGGGATTGAGTTAAATCTTTGGTTGAAACAGACAGCCTCTGGAATGATGCTCTTAAATCATTGTCAGTTATGCCTGTGGCTAATTGAGTTGATCTTATGTAATCCTCAGTTGCCTCAATTTGAGCATTTGTAGCCCCTGTGGCGGTCTTTAAAGCAGCAGCCAACCTTAACTGTGCCTGTTCATCCTCTATTGCTGATTTGACCCCATCAACGGCTAATTTGCCAGCATAAGCGACAGCAGCAGCAGCTGCAACGGCAAAAGCAGCAGCAGCCTTCTTGCCAAACTCTGAAATTTTGCTGGCATTAGTTTCAACCGCTTTGTCAGCTTCGCCTAACTTCTTTTTAAGATCATCAACATCAGCAAGGATTGATAACTTAAGTGTGCGACTACCGGTTGCCATTAGACCCATTCCTTAATAATGCGATCAAAACTTTGTTCCCATTTATTAATCAATTCAGGCTGAATTCTGCGAAGGGTTGGATAGATAAACCATCCACGACTACCTCTGCCTTGCCGTCCTGAATATGAAGGGAATTGTTTGTATTTATTTGAACCAAACTCAATACCACCCCATAGGGTTTGCGTAGTAGCACCACCTGAAAATTTCTGTCTTGCGAAGCCATAACTGAACTCACCGATTTTGCTTGACTTTGAGATGCTAACTCCGTCCGCAACTCTCTGCGCAACTTTGCCAGATTTTGTTCGAGTTTTAGCTGCCTGTTTAATTTCCTCAGATGCAAAATACGCCAGAGCAGCAGATTGCGCTCTTGCTTCCTCAGTAGCTTGATCATCCATAAGTTTAAAAGCCTTGTAGATATTGCGGAGATCAGTTTTGTTGTATGCAATGGTTTCAGTTGCCATTCCTTTTCTC